CAGTCTTTTGCAGGCAGTACTAAAGCTGTTGGGGTACGCTGAGACTAAAAAGTGGCTATCCGCAGAAAAATAGCTTGGTACATGTGGACAAACTGTGGATAACTCTGTATAAAGTTGCCACCCGCACCAGGGTTACGGTGTAATCCACCACGGAAGTGCCAAACACTCTAGAGTTATGAAAAAGCCCCGATCACTCGGTGGCTTTTTTTGTCTTCCGGTATCTCCGCACGGAGAGTCGGTAGCTGTAGATGTCGGCGGGAGAAAAGAAGAACAGCTTACGTGTACCCGCATGCTTAGTCTCGGTTGGCGTAAGACGATGGGACCGGATAGCGGAATAAAGCGTCTCACGGGATACGTCGATAAGTTGTGCTGCTTGGGAAACGCTTAGTAGAGATGAATGGTTCATAAGTAGTTCATTACACCCCTCTCGATGTGATGATTTAAGTGTATCTTACTACTTGCAATCATACAATCAGTATGGTGCAATAGGGATAATAATTAGCCTAGCAAGAATGATTTCGGATCAACAATACGCAGTTGGGTTGATATCAGCAGGGGTGCTTATTACTGGGGTAGCATACAGCATTGCAGCACTTGTGCAGGGTATAATTAACAGGAGAAAGAAAAGAACACGAATGCTTATTGAAGTAACCCCGCAAGGGAAGAGGGTAAGGGATAAGATACTAGCTCTGCACGCACGCAACGCACTACAGGATACCACGGCCCCGCAGATAGCACAGGACATTGGGGTGCCGACGAGTATGGTCCATAATGCGCTCGTAGCTCTAAAGAAAAGCGGTAGGCTGGATATAAACGCATCGCTTAAAAGGGGAGACTGGAAAAGGATCAAACAAGCCAGGTAGTAACTAACTATACATCATGACTATTGCATCAGACGCCCAGGTATCAATCATCGCAATCCAGGTAATCCTTACGTTGGTGTTTATTGTGCATGCCCGAATGTTCTCAGACATAATCGCTAAGCACCGAGACCAAATTACAAAGGTTATGGATGAGCAGGAGGAAATAAAGTCAGACATTGCCCAGCTCGTAGAGGCTCGTACCGTATTACCTGCCGTAGAGCAAAAAGGGCAAGACGGACAGAAAGGCAAAAAGAAGCCTTGATTGTATAAATTAGAAATAGGTCATACTATCGACGTAGAAACGTCTAAGTCAAAATTTGCCTATGCCTTCTAAGAAAGGTCGACCCGCTACATCAGGTAGCGTTAAGAAAGGTCAACAGCTAGCACTGGGAGTAATGAAAGAGCAGACCATTAAAGGCCAGCTTAAGATTGCTTTGAACAAGTTGCGAACTATTGACGGTTATGAGGAGAAGGTAGAGGCGGTGGCTGCATTAGCTGAGCAGATGCTAGAGGTGGCTCTTACTACAAAGGATGAACGAGTGAAGCTTGATTACATTAAAGAGATTGCTGATAGAACAGAGGGCAAGCCCCAACAGCACACAGACATCACGTCTAAAGGACAGTCCGTAACCCCAATCTTAGGAGGAATGAGTGTACTCTCTGACGACAGCGACCAAGAAGATAGCACGCCTCAAGAAGAGGATTAGAGCCGTACAAGGCGGGACTAGTGCCAGTAAGACCATTAGTATCTTACTGCTCCTTATAGACATGGCTCAAAGCGACAAAAAGCCTAAACTCACGTCGGTAGTGTCAGAGAGCATTCCTCACCTAAAAAGGGGTGCTATGCGTGATTTCCTAAACATCATGCAGCAACATGGGTATTACAACGATTCTGCATGGAACAGGACTGATTATATCTATACCTTCGAAAATGGCTCTCAGATTGAGTTTTTTGGAGCGGACTCCCCTGACAAGGTTCGGGGGCCTCGTCGTGACCGCTTGTACATAAACGAGGCAAACAACGTCCCTTACATGGCATTTGATCAGCTAGAGGTTCGTACACGAGATACTATCTGGCTAGACTGGAACCCTACTAATGAGTTCTGGTTTTACACTGACGTACTTGAGCAGAGGAAAGACGACATTAACCACATAACAATCACGTACAAGGACAATGAGGCTCTAGAGCCGTCTGTGGTTTCCTCTATTGAGGCACGTAAGACAAACAAAAGCTGGTGGACGGTATACGGGGAGGGGAAGCTCGGTGAGGTAGAAGGGAAGATCTACAAAGAGTGGCAAATAATAGAAGATATCCCCCATGAAGCGCGCCTCGTCAGATATGGATTAGACTTTGGGTACACTAATGACCCGACAGCTGTGGTAGCTATATATTACTATAACGGAGGCTATATCCTGGATGAGATTCTGTATCAGACAGGAATGCTTAATTCAGCTATTGCAGATGTACTAAAGAACGTGCCCCAAGCGCTTACTAAGGCAGACTCAGCAGAGCCAAAGAGTATAGAGGAGATACGGCAGAGGGGTATCCAGATACTACCGTGTACAAAAGGGCCAGACTCAATAAGAAACGGTATACAGGTAGTTCAAGGACAGCGGATAAGTGTCACTGCGAGGAGTGCTAACATAATACGTGAGTACCGCAACTTCATGTGGAAAACAGACAGGGACGGTAAGTACCTGTCCCCCCCTGTTGCCGAATCAGGATTCGATCACACAATGGATGCTATCCGTTATGGGTTTGAAGAACTGATTGCTGAACCCAGAAAACCAGTACGAGTTGTTCGTTCTGCGGGAAATAAGTACACAGGATACGGTGGCAAGCGTATAGTAGGTTCATCGAGCTTTTTTAACTCATAGATATGATGAATGAAGATGCTGCATTGCGGGTAATGAACCGCGTAAAGGCTGCGATTGAAGTACAGAGAGATCGCCTAGACCTCATGCAAGAAGCGGAGCTGGCATACAATGTGACTCCCCCAGAAGGATCGGAGCGTCTTATCAGAGACCCGGAGCTTTTTGCCAACGTCGAGACAGTTACCCCCCGCGTTGTTTCTAAGAATCCTCGTGTGGTAGCTAAGGCACGAAGAGGTGTGGACCAACAGCTTTTTTCGACGTCGCAGCAGAATGAAAAGAGCGTTTCCGCCTTGTTAGAGAACTGGATGACCAAGGCTGGGCTTCAGGAACTTAATCAGCGCGCAGAGCGGGCAGCTCTTATTCAGGGTACAACGCTCTACAACATCTGCTGGCATCGGGATGAGGTTAAGAAGACCCGATATGTTATGGGCGCCGATGGGATGCCGTTTGTGGATCCACAGTCAGACCCTGATTCTCCTAAGTATTTAACCGAGCAGTATTCTATATTGTCGTACAATGATCCTCAGGTAGACATCGTCCCTGTAGAGAACATCTTTATTGATCCAGAGGCCAACGACATAAGCAGGGCACAGTGGATGGTTCTAAGGTTCAGAACTACAATTCAGGAACTAGAAGATAACGATAGGTATTCTGACTTAGAAGACCTTGTACCAGGTCAGACTGAAAGTAGTGATTTAAGTGAGTACAGGGTGGGTACTGACGCGGCGACAATGAACAACCGCACCCAGAATACGAAGGACGAGAGTGTTGACTGGGTTATTGTCTACGAGATGTTCGAGAAGACTAAGGATGGCGTAAAGCAGGTATCGGTATGCCAAGACAAGGTTATCGAGGAGCGAACAATGCCGTACCAGTTTAACTCTTTTCCACTAGTTCCTCTCTACGACATTCGAAGGCACAACTCGTTCTGGGGGATTGGAGAGTATGAGCCAGTACGTTCTTATCAGAACCTGCTAGACACGCTAACTTCTCTTGACCTTGAGAACCGTATGAAGCTAAACGATCCAAAGCCTGTTACCCGAGGCGAAGTCGACGATGCTGAAGTTCTGGGAGAGAACACGGTTATCCACCTTATCGGTCCTAATGACTCTGTCGATTACCTGCAGGTTCCAGACATCACCGCTACTATCGGAGCTGCCAAATCAGAAGTCAGGTCAGTTATTCAGAACGCATTAGGCACGTATGATATTGCGCGTACTGGCGGTGAAAGTGCTACCGCTACTGAAATTACTACAGTAAACGAGCAGTCAAACGTTCGATTCCGCCATAAGCTTGAGAACTTTGAAATGGCCCAAAAGGATTTGCTTACCAAGGCACTAGCCATGTACCAGCAGTATTCTGTTGAGCCCATATACCTTGAGGACGGTACCGAGCTAAAGCCCGCACAGATTCAAGGAGAGTTCACCATTGAAATTGAGAGCGGATCGTCACGACCTGTGAACGTACAGATGGAGCGGGAAGACGCCATGGCTGTTTATGAGTTAGTACGTCCCCTATTCCAGCAAGACACCCAGTACCAAACTGAACTGATCAAGTGGATGCTTGAAAAGTGGGACAACCCTGAACTAGTAATAAATGCAATCGATGAAGCCACAAGAGCAAATGAGCTTGCTGAGCAACAGCTTGCAGGAACTGAAGCCCTACAGGGACCTGGCGCAGAGCAGTCATTGGGAGCTGCTGAACAATATGCTTCGCCAGCGCAAGCAATGGCTTTCTAACACGGTTGAAAGCACTGATGCGTCTGATAGCGAGGTCATAGAGAGAGCTAAAGCCGTACGGCACGTTGCTGCTCTTTTAGACGAGATATCTGCAAAATCTAGGAGGTTCGAAGAGATCTCTAAAAAGTTTCCTTCTGGAGATCTGGAAAGGCAGTTGACAAACTAGGGGGGTAACCCCTCAGAATAGGCTGTCGCCAACTTCAAGGCGTTAATTGAAGCGGCAAGGAACTCCGAGACAGTCCCCAGATCGTTAACTGGTTAAAGCGTATTAGCTCTTCTCCACATGGAAGAATCAAACGTCGTCTTGGGTACTTCCCCAGAGGGATCGACACCTCAAATGGAGAACACTGTAGAAGCCGGCTCTCAAGAAGAACCAATCGAAGTCACCACGGAAGGTGAGGTAGACACAGAGGTTGATGAGTCGGGTGAAGAAGATTCGTCTGAAGGGTCTGAAGAAGACCATGATAGCGATGACTCTGACCCAGACAAACCCAGTAAAGCACAGCAGCGTATTGAGGCCCTTGTTCGAAAGAACAAAGAGGTAATCGAGACCGCTCGTCAGGCAGCAGCACAACGCGACCAAGCTTTGGCCCGTGTTGAGTCACTCGAAAGAGCACAGCAAGCCTATGAGAGGTTAAAAGCATCTAGTGAGGTACCCGAAGAGGGTCTCTCGATAGATGAACTGCGAAAACTCGTACGCGAAGAGGCACAACAGGAAGCTAGACAGCTAGAAATTCAGCGAGGACAGGAACAAGTGCTTCTTACATCGGCTCAGGTTGAGCTAGGTAAGGCGGTACAGTCACTCCCCATCCTAGTTAAGAGCCAAGCTGCTGGTGAGTTGTTCTCAAGCTTCTGGGCATCCCACGGCACTGCCACCCTTTCAAACGGTGAGGTTGTCCCTACGGCTCCCGCTGACCAGACAATCAAAGCGTTCAAGGAACTGCTTCCAGAACTTGTAAAGGATTACAACGAGGACATTACCCGAGAAGCTTCGGCTAAAGACGGCGTACTGAAAGGTATTAAGTCACCTCGTCAAGTTGCCTCAAGTAACAGTCCTAAGCTTACCAGAGAGGCAATTGCCTCAATGAGCACAGCGGAGTATGAGAAGCGTCGTCCAGAAATTGAAAGAGCAATGCAAAAAGGGATTCTATAATCCACATAAGTTTATAACGTGCCTAATCATACAGTTACTACCGCTGCAGTATTTATCCGAGAGATATGGAATAAGGACATCTCAATTGCTCGTGATCGTTTTATCGCATTGGCTCCAACAATCGACCGTGTAGACGAAATGGTGAAGGCTGGTGGAGACATCATCCACACACCTCGTCTTGCTAACCTTGTAGCCCGTGATAAGGCTGCTGGAACTGCAGTAACATTTGATGCTACTACAGAGGGTGAGATTCTTCTAAACGTTACCAGTCACAAGTACCATGCCATCACATTTGAGGACATCGCTCTTGTACAGGCAACGTATGATCTACGTCGTCGCTATACTGACAAGATGGGTGAGGCTATCGGTGTTGCGTTTGAGAACGAAATTGCTTCTCGACTGAATGCCGCTGGTGTTACTCAAAACGTTGGTAGTGCTTCAAACACCACAACTCGTATTGCATTGACTTACATCACTGCTGCTGCACGTTTTCTAGACCTAGCGAACGTCCCAACAACTGGTGACCGTTACCTCGCTGTCGACGCGTACGGTATGGAGCAGCTACGAAACATTAGCGACTTCACACGATATGACGCCCTTGGACAGACCAAGATTGAAAATGGTCGACTAGGAAACATCTTCGGGTTTGAAGTTGTTCTTACTAACTCAGTAGGTGCAGCAACAACCGTAGCTGCCAACGTCGGAACCATGTTTGCATACCACAGGGATGCAGTTCAGGGTGCTATCCAGAAGCTAGATACTGTAGGTGAATACTCAGTAGATCAGCTTGGTTGGAAAGTAGCCGTACAGCAGATCCACGGTACTGTTGCAGCTCGCACAGACCACGCCGTTAAGATCTACGCAGGTATCGGTTAATCGATAGCCAGCTAGCATCAAGAAAGGCCCTTCGGGGCCTTTTCTTGTATAAGTCAATAATTTATACTGAATACATGCGAACATCTGACTACCGACCCCGCACTTTTGACCCGGAAAACAGACAAGTAATTCAAGAGGGCGCTTATGGATTAAAGGCAAAAAGCTATCGCGGAAACCAACTAGAG